GTTTATATTCGACGCATTTTTCGATGTCGATATGGCGCGACCAATGCCGATGTACAGCGTACCGGGCTTAGTGGACCATTTTTAATGGATCCGTGGAGCGCGGCCGCGTTAGGCACTATGGCAACAGGGTTTTTTAACCAGCGTTCAGCTAACAAGCAAATGCGTTTTCAAGACGTTAGTAGTCGCACGCAATATCAGCGTGCGGTATCTGATATGAAAGCGGCTGGTTTAAACCCAATGTTGGCAACAAAGTTAGGAGGCAATGCGGCAATGAGCGGAGCCAGTGCAACAATGCCAGATTTAGGAGCAACGATTAATAGTGCGGAGAACTTGCGGCAGCAAGCTCCGCTGCGTAAGCAAGAAGCGAAGCGGTTGCAGTTACAAAATCGGATTACTGAGCTTAGGGACATTCCTGCCGCGGAAGTTAAAAGTTATCCGATGCGAATAGCTAGAAAGATAGTAAATACGTTGGAAACGATTACAGACGAAGCGTCTGGCAACAACGTGTTGGCCGTTGGTGATGATGATATTGCGGAGTTAGCTTCAGCGCTCCGTAGTATTGAACGTAAGTCGATTGAAGCGCTTAAAGGCGCAGTAAACGGGCTAGATGCTGGAACAACTAAGTTACTTAGTGGTATTGAAGTATTGGAACCCGTTTGGGCAATAATTAAACCTTATATAGGAGAGTAAAGATGGAAGTAAGAACTCCATATAATTATGATCGGGATGAGGTATCGAAAAATACCGCCCTACTATGCCCAGAGGAAACTTTGGCTCAACAAAATATGAAGGACGAAGCTGATTTAAATATTATGATCAGGAAATTTAATGTCCTTCCAGTTCAGCAAGTTAATTGGCAAGAGTTTGATGCAACAGTTATTCCGTCAGATTTTCATCAGTTGAAAAATATGATGTTAGAAGCGGAAGATGCTTATGCAAGTTTACCTGCTGATATACGCAAGGCAACGGACAATGATCCGGAAAAGTTTCTTACAATGGTTGATGCTAAAAGAGCAGAAATTAAGAAACAAGAAAAGGCTTCTAAGCAACAAGCAAAAGAAGAAGCTGAAGTTTCCGAAGGAAACGAGGCAGACAAGCCCGCAGAATAGCGGGCGCGTCAGAGCACACGGTTATACTTGATTTATAGTGTGCTAAGTCGTGACACCCTATCAGAAGGGGAGGGGCCCCCAGACCAAAGTCTAGGGGGAAAATACACAAAATGTGGTAAGGTAACGAAAGTCTAATTTACGTAGCTTCTCATCTGGTTTAACACAATAATGATTATGCGACAAATTAGGCTCTAAACGTTACAAGTGGTAACACTGTAATACTTAAGGAGCATTTAATGCGACCAATGAAGAGAATGAGCGTAAACAAAGGCCGATCTGCAGGCAAGTTTCGCTCTCAAGTAAAGAGAACCAAAGTAGCAAACATACGCAGTAACCCAATGCGTGGCGGTTGGCGACTTTGATTAATGCCGTGTTTTAGCCCGCTAACTGCGTGGCGTACGGCTAAAGGCGAGATCGTATTTTGGCGAAGGCAAGACGCAGAGCAAGAGTTAAAACTACCTTGCGGGAAATGCGAAGGTTGCTTACTAGAGAGATCGAGACAATGGGCCGTTCGTGTCATGCACGAGGCCAGTCAATGGGATCAAAATTGTTTCATAACACTGACTTATGAAACGACCCCAAGCTGGAATAGTTTAAAACACAGCGATTTTCAAAAGTTTATGGCAAGAATGAGAAGACGGAGATTAAGAGAAGATGCTAAGTCTGGTAAAAGCTCTGGTCCTATACGCTTTTACATGGCTGGTGAGTATGGGACGGTTGGTGGCCGTCCTCACTACCACGCTGCTCTCTTCAATCATGCTTTTGAAGATCTTAGATTTCTTCGAACAACTAACAGCGGTTCTAACCTCTATCGCTCAACACAGTTGGAGAGCTTATGGCCGCACGGTTTTAGTTCTGTTGGCGATGTTACTTTTGAGTCTGCTGCTTACGTTGCACGTTATGTGATGAAGAAAATGAATCAACAGGAGGTAACGAATGGACAAGTAGTTGATTGGGAAACCGGTGAAGTAATGCCCCGGTTGCCCGAATATAACAGGATGAGTTTGCGTCCGGGAATCGGTGCAAACTTTATAGATAAATATAAAAGCGATGTGTTTCCAAATGATTACGTTGTAGTCAACGGACACAAAGCAAAACCGCCCCGCTATTACTTCAAACGATTAGAAGAAACTGCGCCTGATCTTTACGAAGACGTTAAAGGATCGCGCGAGTTGAAAGGATTAGAGCAATGCGAGGATTCAACACCAGAACGCTTAGCGGCACGCCAAGCGTGTACGCGAGCGAAATTAATAAAATTACAAAGGAACTTATGATGGAAAAGCCAGTAATAGTACTACATGACAATGTAGCCAATACATACAAAGACCCCTTCTATCCACCAACGAGGGGTGTCGCACTTAGAGAATTCCAAGATGCGGTTAACAATCCGCAAAATCCACAACTGCATAATCATGCATCAGATTTTGATCTGTATGTGCTCGGAACATGGGACGAGCAATCAGGGGTGATGACCGTGTATGACAAAGCTGAAAAATTAGCAAACTGCGCAAGCCTCAAACTGGAGAAGCAACATGGCGATGATGCATAGAAACCAAAGTGCGGAAGCACATCAATTTAGCATGATACCTTCTGCGGAAATCCCCCGCTCGAAGTTTAATGCACAAAAAACACTTAAAACGGCATTTGATGCCGGCTATTTAGTCCCTATTTATGTGGACGAGGTGTTACCAGGTGACAGTTTTAACTGTCGGATGACGGCCTTTACACGGCTGGCTACCCCGTTATTCCCAGTTATGGACAATATGCATTTGGACACCTTCTTTTTCTTCGTGCCCAATCGGCTGGTATGGTCGAATTGGGTCAAATTTATGGGTGAAAGGAAGCCCAATATTGATTCCAGTATAGATTACACGATTCCAACAGTAACGAGCCCCACCGGAGGATATGCAGTTAATAGTCTGCAAGACTACATGGGGCTGCCAACAGTAGGACAAGTAGATGGAAGTAGTACCGTTACCCACAGCGCCCTTTTCACCAGATGTTATAACCTCATTTACAACGAATGGTTCAGAGATGAAAATCTCCAAAATTCGGTGGTTGTGGATGAAGATGACGGGCCAGACACCGCTAGTGATTACACATTATTACGACGAGGCAAACGGCATGATTACTTTACCTCTGCCCTGCCCTGGCCTCAAAAAGGTGACGCGGTAACGTTGCCGTTAGGAGATAAGGCGCTTGTAAAACAAGACTTCTACACTAGTAATGCGATTGATTACGTTAGTTATAACGCTAATCAAACGGTTATAGCTGGCCATTCTGCAGACTCTGCCGATGACAATCCGAGGGCTTTTTATGCGGATTTATCTACAGCAACAGCATCAACTATAAATAGCATTCGTAATTCGTTTCAGGTGCAAAGACTGCTCGAGCGTGATGCTCGAGGTGGAACGCGATATACCGAAATCGTGCGCAGTCATTTTGGCGTTATTTCACCAGACGCAAGGCTCCAACGTCCGGAATATTTAGGAGGTGGTAGTGCGCCTATTACGATTAATCCGATTGCTCAACAATCAGCTACAGCGGCAGAAGGTACAGATACTCCATTGGGTACTTTGGGTGCTGTTGGTACTGGTTTGGCTCAAGGCCATGGCTTTGCTCAGTCTTTCACTGAGCATGGTATTATTATTGGCCTAGCATCAGTAAGAGCAGATCTAACGTATCAGCAAGGTCTACACAAAATGTTTAGTAGACAGACACGGTACGATTTCTTTTTCCCAGTTTTCAGTCACTTAGGCGAGCAAGCTATAGAAAATAGAGAAATATATTGTGATGGTACTGCGAATGATGATGGTGTATTTGGTTATCAAGAAAGATGGGCTGAATATAGATATAAGCCTTCTCAGGTTACCGGTTATATGCGGTCGACTTCGGCAGGTACATTAGACGCATGGCATTTAGCTCAA